CCACAGACTCCCTTTCTCTTATTTCTCCCCGATTGGTCAGATTTGATCCACCCACAACCGAAAGGCCCAAGCCATGACCTTAAAGAATCCAGAAACGCCAGAGGATAAACCAATGGGCATCTACCTATCGTTGAATTCTGCATTGTCGGTAGCGAATTGGATTGCGCCAACTGATGTAGCGGCCATGACTCTCGCCCGGCGGATTGCTTTGGCGCTTGACACGGCTTTTGACATGGGCGATCTCAAAGAGGCCACACCTTTGGCCGCCAAATACTTATCGGTGTTGCAGCAGCTGCACTTGACGGTGGAAACTAGAACAGCAGGAAAACAGGGCGAGGAAAATGATGGGACAAACCATGTCGGAAGTTATCTACGGCTACTCGAAGCCAAGGATCGAAAGCCCAAGTCTGAAACTGCCAAGCGCAGGGCCAGTAGTGGCGGCACTAGCTGACGAACTTGGAGTGCCACTTTTAGATTGGCAAAAGTATGTGCTTGATGATGCTTTGCAAATCTTGCCAAATGGAAAATGGGCCAGAAGTCAGGTCGGTATTCTTGTAGCCAGGCAGAATGGCAAAACCCACATGATGCGGATGCGTATCCTTGCTGGCCTGTATGTGTTTGGTGAAAAGAATGCGATCGCCATGTCACAGACTAGGCAACTATCGCTAGACACTTTTAAGCAAACAGTTGATATGGCCGAAAGCCTGGACTGGATGCGAAAGCGGATCAAGCGAGTTTCCCGGACTAACGGCCAAGAGGAATTAGAGGTGTATTGCCACCATTACCCCAAGTCATGTGGGGGAAAGTGCGAGCGAATACGCAAGTATTCAATCCGAGCAGCTACAAGCGAGGGCCCGCGTGGATCGTCAGCTGACTTGCTGTACGTCGATGAACTTAGAGAAATTGACGAATCAACCTGGGCAGCCGTCACCCCGATAACCCGAGCCAGACCAAATGCCCAAGTGTTTTGGACTAGCAACGCGGGCGACTTGACCAGCAATGTGTTGAACGAGCAACGCCGCAGGGCTTTGACTTTCGCTAGTGATCGAATGGGTTACTACGAATACAGCGCGCCAGCAGGGTCATCGGTGGACGACATTGAGGCTTGGAAAATGGCCAACCCTGCAATGGGATTTACAATCAACGAACAAAACATCAAGGATGCCGCAACCTTTGACAGCCCTGATGCATTTAAGACCGAGACCCTTTGTATGTGGGTGGATGCGATCGACTCGCCTTGGCCAATGCAAGTGTGGAATGAGTGCGAGTCGGATGTGGCCCTAGAGGATGGACTCCCAACATGGATGGCACTAGACCTAAACTTTAACCGCGAACTTGCTTGCCTTGTTACCTTGCAACAGAAAGAAAAGGGTTACGCCGTATTCTTGCACGAATGGAAAAAAGAGGGCGGAATCAACGACCTTGAATTGGCTGGCGAGATCGCCACACTGACTCGCCGCTATCGCCCAAGGGTGCTAGCCTATGATCCAAATACTGCTGGGTACATTGCGCCAAGACTTGCCCAGGCTGGTGTGCCAGTTGCGCCAACGCCTTGGAACTCTGCCAACTTTGCAATCATGTGCGATCAAACAATGAACGCAATGCAGTCGCGGCAGCTGCTACACCCAGCCCAGGAAACTATGCACAACCATCTGGTCAGTTGCGCTCGCCGCCCGGCATCCGATGGTGGTTGGCGAATTGCTAGACGAGCGGCGCAAGTGCCGATCAGCGCGGCAGTTGCTTTGGTCATGGCGGTGGGTCATGCCACCGAACCACAACAGAGTGTGAGTATAGTTAGCGCATAACCCTGCCTTGGGTTCTCATCGAGGCTGGCTGGCAACCAAGAGGGATCAAGACCACTAGGATTGCCAGCCAGTTGATGTGACAACACGCGCAACAACGTGACAAAGCGCGACAAAATTATCCAAAGTCAGTTGCCTATGGTGTAATGACAAAATGGGATTCATAGATTTTTTACTCGGCGCACCGACTGAAAAACCACAGATTGAAGCGCGTGCAGGTATTGCCATTCCGTTTTACCAAGACGCATACTTTACCCCGTTTAATACTTTTAGGGTTGACCGATCTAGCGCAATGCAAGTGCCAGCAGTCGCACGCGCTCGCAACATTATTGCTGGCACAATCTCAACACTTGGCCTGAACTCTTACAACATGATCACTGGTGCAAAGGTCGAGGGTCGCAAGATTCTGGAACAGCCAGACCCAGCCATCCCACTAGCTGTGACTATGGCTTGGACTGTCGAGGATTTGTTATTTCATGGCCGATCATTCTGGCAAGTGCTTGAAGTAAACCCCGAGGATGGCAGGCCGACACAGGCTCGCCGAATTGATCCGACACGCGTTACTTTCACAACTGATTTGAATACCCAAGAGATCGTGAACGGCTTTTACATCGAGGGCGGCTTGATGCCAGCCACAGGTGTGGGATCGCTAATCATGTTTAGTGGTATTGACGAGGGCATTCTCAATCGAGGTGGCCGCACTATCTCAACAGCCTTAAAGTTAGAAGAAGCCGTACAGCGTATGGCCAGCGAGCCAAACCCAACAATGGTGATCAAGAATAGTGGCGTGGATTTACCCCCAGAGCAGGTGTCGAGCCTACTGGCGCAGTGGAAACAAGCCCGAGCCACTCGATCAACCGCTTACTTATCAGGCCCGTTGGATGTAACCACCTTTGGCTACGATGCCGGACAAATGCAACTGACTGAATCGCGCTTAAACACAGCAGCTGAAATTGCTCGTATGTGCAACATCCCTGCCTGGTACATCAACGCCGAATCAGCCAGCGCGACTTACTCTAACGTGAGCCAGGAACGCCGAAGCCTTGTCGATTTCTCATTGCGCCCATTCATGAGTTGCATCGAGGAACGCTTGACAATGGTAGATGTTACGCCAAGAGGTCAAAAGGTCAGATTTGATCTTGACGATTACTTGCGCGGAAACCCACTTGAACAAATTGAAGTTTTGGGCAAGATGCTTGATTACGGCTTAATTAGCGTAGATGAAGCGCGTGAGGAAATGGATCTCGCACCGAGAGGAAATGAAAATGCAACTTAGTTTTGAGGGTCAGGTACTAGCTGCCGACACAGAAACCCGAACCATAAAAGGCCTTGTCGTGCCGTTCGCCAAAGTTGGCAACACATCGGCTGGCCCAGTCCGCTTTGAGTTTGGCGCGTTTGGCGAGATTGACCCAAGCCAAATTGTTTTGAACATGGAACATGACCGCACACGCCCATTGGGTCGTGGCATTGCAGGATCAGAGGAAATCACCCCAGCAGGTATTTCGATGGCGTTTAAGATCGCGCCAACGGGTGCTGGCAATGATGCACTAGTTGAAGCGTCCGAGGGATTGCGCCCGGCATTTAGTATCGAAGCCAATGTTGGTGAATACACCATTGAGAAAGGCGTGATGGTCGTATCAGCTGCCAAACTTGAAGCCGTAGCCCATGTCACCAATCCTGCATTCAAAGATGCTCAAATAGCGAGCGTTGCAGCCACAGAGGCTGATGACGAGATCGCCCCAGAAACCACCGAGGCGGAACAACCTGCCGAGGAACAACCACAGGAGATCACAGTGGAAGAAACAACCGCACCAGTGGCAGATGAAGTGACCGCAGCAGCGGTTGTTCATGCCGCAGCACCAGTGGCTTACGCAAAGCCTCGTTCACCAATCAACAGCCAAGCCTCGTACTTGGAACACAGCATCAAGGCCAAAATGGGCAACCATGATTCAGCCCAGTATGTTATGGCAGCCGATGATTCATTCAGCACGAACCCAGCGTTCACCCCAGTGCAGTATGTAAACAGCGTTATCGACACATCAATCGGATCACGTCCAGCCATCGATGCAATCGGCTCACGCGCCATCACTGCATCAGGCATGGTCATCAGCCATCCAAAAATTACAACCAGTGGCACAGTAGCCGACACCAACGAAGGTGCTGGCCCATCAGAAACTGGCATTATCAGCTCATACGTCAACCTTGATGTAAACAAGTTTGCAGGAATGCAGCGCTATTCAGTAGAACTACTAGAGCGTTCATCCCCAGACTTTTTCCAGGCAATGGTCGACAACATGACTCGTGCTTACAACAAGGCAACTGATGCAGCAGTAATTGCAGCACTAACCGCAGGTGGCACACAGGCCACAGCGACAGCCGCAACATCCGCTGGCATCATTTCCTATGTATCAACCGAAGCACCAGCTGCTTACCTAGCAACAGGTGAACTACCAAGCGCATACATCGCTGGCACATCCCAGTGGTCATTGCTAATGGGTGCAACCGATACAACTGGTCGCCCAATCTACAACGCATACAACCCACAGAACAACGGCGGAGTTGCTGGCCCACAAAGCCTACGCGGCAACGTACTTGGCCTAGATCTGTATGTAGATCCAAACGCAGTTGCAACAACTATCGATGAATCGGCATTCATTGTCACCCCATCATCCGTTGCAATCTACGAATCACCGATCTTGCGTATGTCCACAAACGTGGTCACATCAGGAGAAATCGAAACAATGCTTTACGGTTACTTGGCCGTTGGCGTTTTGGTTGCCGGTGGAGTTCGTCGCTTTAACCTGACCTAAGTCAGCGTTAGTTAGAAGTGTGGGGGATGCGGCCCTGTGTCCCCCACACACTTACACGATAGGAGATTGAAATGGCACTAATTACACTTAGCGAACTTAAAAGCGTTTTGGGTATTGGCGACATTTACGCTGACCCTATTGTCCAGGCAGTTGCAGACAGTGCCGAAAACATAATCCTGTCCTACCTAATTTTTGATGACGTGTCTATCGTTGGCGCATCAATCACAAGCAATGTGGCTCGTTTTTACTGCCATAACAATACTTTCGTAGTTGGTCAAGCATTGACGGTCACAGGCTGTGGCTCACCTTTTAACGGCTCACGAACCGTGACGAAAGTTGGCTACGACGAATACAACGTCACCTACTTTGAAGCAGCTTTGACCAACGCTGACATCACAAAACGCCAGATCATTCCTAACGGCCGAGCAGTATTGACCAGCCAAGCCGCGCTATATGACACGACCCCAGAAGTCCGTGAAGCCGCTTTGGCGGTCGCTTGCGACATCTGGATCACTCGCACTGGAACACTAGGCCAGCAGGGTGTCGACTTCCAAAGTCCAGCACCGTACCGCCTAGGCCGTTCCATGCTTACCAGAGTTTCAGGCCTACTTGGCAAGCACCTAGATACGAGGGGTTACCTTGGGTAACCTGGCAACCTATCGCGCCAACCTTGCCGCAACTCTTGCAGCTGCCGGGCGAGTAGTTTACGCATACCCCAATGAAAACATCACACCGCCAGCCATTATCCTTGTGCCTGGATCGCCTTACATCACAGTGAGCGCAAT